TTTAGAGCCTGACGAAAAACCGAAACCGAAGGGGAGTTAATATATTATGAGACGTATAAACGAAGGGTCTGGCGGGGTCAAGAAATTAGAACGAAAAGCGAAAGCTTTGAGTAAAAAAGCTGAATCCTATACAGATGCAACCTGGAGCCAGGATGAGACGACTCGCAGAGCTGCTTTTAAGGCTCGTGACGAGGCGCAGAAGAAAGCAGCAACAACGTACCGAAGGCTCGGACGCAGGCAAGGAGAAGGCTCTATGAGACCTCTGATGCGAAGCGTGGAAGCAGGCAAGAAACTGATGAAGTCTACCCCCGAAAATTTAAAGGATAGGCTCATGAAGAAGCATGGTCATAAGCTTAAAAATAAAAAAGTAAACGAACTGAAGAAATCCCTAGACAGTAGAAACACTCTAACTCCCGCTCAATTAGATAAGGAGAGCCCTGAGTTTAAAGTATCTAAGGTATCGAAGAAGAAAGCCGAAAAAGGTAGAGGAGTTACCCTTTCAAGGAAAACAATGGACACCGTTGATAATACGGACGCCAGCCCTAAATATGTAGACGCTACTGGGAAGACTAAATTTGCGCGACTAAGAGGTTGGGCTAAACAGATGAAGGCCAATAGAAAGGATAAAAAGGCCAGAAGAAGAGTGTACAACCAAGTTAAGTCCAACACAGATGAGCCCTCTATAATAGCATTAAAGAAGGATGGTTCCAGACACTTAGTAGCGGGAAATACAAGAGCAACGTTGAGGTCGGCGCTTGGTAAACCTATCAAGGCACATGTTTTTAAAGAGGAAAGAAATAAAAAGAAACCGGGTCTTTGGGCTAACATACATGCTAAGCGTAAACGCGGTGAGAGAGCAGCTAAACCTGGAGAAGAAGGTTATCCTAAAACTTTAAATATCGAAAGTAAATCACCTGCATGGCAACGCAAAGCTGGTAAGAATCCTGAAGGAGGATTGAATCAAAAAGGAGTAGCTTCTTATCGAGCTGCGAACCCTGGCTCTAAGCTCAAGACTGCTGTCACTACGAAGCCATCTAAGCTCAAGAAAGGAAGCAAAGCAGCCTCTCGCCGCAAATCATTCTGTGCGCGTATGGGCGGTATGAAAAAAAGACTAACATCTGCAAAGACTGCAAACGACCCTGATTCAAGAATCAACAAGTCTTTGCGTAAATGGAACTGCTAATTAAAAAATCGCGAAAACCGTATTAAAAAAAATTTCGTTTTAACTGCTATATAATTAACATGGGGACTGCACCACAAACTATTAACTTAACTGCTACAAAAGCCATCATGGGTGTTATGACTCCCATCGTATTTGTAGTGTTTTTCTTTTTCTCTTTGCAATCGGGCGTGGCGGAGAACAAAGAAAAGATTGAAGGCAATAGCGTTTCAATAGAAAAAATGGAAGCGCGCATTGAGTCTATGAGTTCTTTACTGCATGAGAACAACACCAACATCAAACTCATCCAACTTCAAATGCAGTACATTTCAGAAAAGCTAGGGTCCGCGTCTAGACCGACCGCAACCGACCAATGACAAAGGTACTGTGGTAGCCTATATATAACGTATGGCACGCAAGAAAATATCTGAGTTCAACCACAACATCGTTCCATCCGAGGACGCTGATGGTAGTTTGAACTTATTTGATTTAAATAATCCAGATATAAACTTGTTCAACGCGATAGACGATGAACTCATTAAGGTATCCGGTTCTAAAATTCTAATATATACATACGAGCACGACGAAGGGTACGATGACCTATACGAAGAGAACCGTATGAAGGCTATCAATCCTTACCCTAAAGTTGTCTGGGGTCACTATGACCCAAGAGCATTAGAAGAGAACCTCACCGAGTTTGGTATTGAAATTACCAACGACCAAGTATTTACCTTTAACAAGGCTTACCTGGAACAAGAGCTTCAAAGACCTCTACGTTCGGGGGACGTTATAAAGCCTTCATTCCAGAATATTTTCTACGAAGTTTATCAAGTAGTTGAGGACGGATTCTCCTCCTACGGCGTGTACCACCTTCAAGCCTCCGCACGCGTCATGAGAGACACTCCAGAAGTATTTCCCGAGACTGCGTCGGAAAATTAGAACACTACGATTAATAGGAAAACTAAATAAAGTATGAAACGGAACTTATTGGAAAGCAGACAAAATCGAGAACTAGCTTCGATGATGATTAATAACGCCCGAGGAAACGAAACCCCTGAGCAGAAAAAGAAGCGGCTTGAGGCAATTAAAGCTTTCAATAGGCGAGCTATGGCTAACCGACCAAAGAGACGTGCTATTGATTGGGAATCCGGTAGGGACCCACGAGCTGAACGTGCTATCAAGAAAGCCACTAAAGGTGTTAAGAAGACTAAACCAGGTGCAGCTAGAAGAGCGGCTCAAGCTCACGGTGATGTTCAAGAGTCTACCTCGTACCGCAAGGGAAGCACTACCGAAATCAATGAATTTTTTAGGAAAACAATCAATAAAACCCGTGATGCTGCTGGCTCCACTGTACAAGGCACAGGCGAACTAGCAGGGAGAGGTATTAAAGCAGCTGGGGATACCGCTGGCGAGACCGTCAAAGCGGCAGGCAAGCCAGTAGGCAAAACTGTAAAAGGAGTTTCTAAAATTACAGGGAAAGGGTTAAAAACTGGAGGCAAAGTTGTAGGTAGGGTAGGTCGCCGTGTAGGTATGGGAATGATGGCGAAAGGCGCAGCATTGTCTGGTACTGGTATTGGAGCGGTCCTCGGCGTACCTCTCGCTGCGTTGGGAGCGGGACTCGCGGGAGCCGGAACTGCGGGAGAAGTTGCAGGGAGAACTGTCGGAACGGGTCTGGACAAAGGCGCTGGCGTTCTAGGTAAAACTGCGGAAATGGGAACTAGAGCTGCGGGCTCGGGAATTAAGAAAGCAGGTGAAGTAGCCAGGGCTGGCGTGAGAAAAGTAACTGGAGCAATCGGAAACACAATTAGACCGAAAAAACCTGGGTTGAACGACCATATAGAATACTCGAAAGGGAGACTCTCTGAAATCCTAGACGCTCAAGGGAATGAAATTAACCCAGATAAACCAAAAAAAAACACTAGCCTAGTACCCGTAAAAACAGGACAGACAAAACCAGCAGTCACACCCCCTAAAAAACCAGAAGTCATACCTCCTAAAAAACAGAGTACTCGGCCAAAGCCTAAGCCTAATATTACTGATGTAGACGCAGAAATTATAAAGAAAGCTAATCCAAAAGCTGGGACATCATCTAAGTCCGGCAGAGCTGGCAAGGTAAAGGACTGGGTTAAGAGAGCTGCAGGTAACACAAAGGAACGGGTTCAGAGAACTGTAGGCAACGCAAAGGCACGGTTTAAGCAAGCTAGAGTCGAAAGAGCCGCACATAAAAAAGACATAAAAGCCGCAAAGATGGCAGGTCGGATAAAGCGTGCAGAAGACGTAGCTAGGGACCCTAGTAAGGGTCTAGGGTATAAAGCTGTAAGAGGAACTGGGAAAGTCCTAGGCAAACTAGGTAAGGGTGCTCTCACAGGAGCCGGTCTCGCTGCGGCAGGTGTTGGCTACCTCGGAGGTAAAACCTTAGGCGCAGCAGGCAGAACTGTAAGCGGTGCTCTTAGAGGAACAGGTAAAACCGTAGGTGGTGTTGCTGGAGGAGCGGGCAGAGTTGCAGGCGGTGCTCTTAAAGGCGTTGGAAACTTCGCTACGCACTTATCCCGTATTGGAGATGCTACCCGCTCGTAATGCCTTCTAAAAACATTGCAGTTTTCTTTGGGGATGAAACCTTTCCTAAGAAAGGTCGAGGTCGGAGTTCTAAGGAATGGGAGGCGTCTGTTGGCAGACTAGCAAACGTACTCAAGGAATTAGATATACACCACGCGTACCTGCCTTCCTACAAAGGAACTAATATAATCGCGGGTCACATTTTTAAGAAGCTGGGAATACCGTACACGTTAGTGATTCCTCATCCAAGCTTTGGAAGCAATTCAACCATACGGTCTAAAGCCAAACTGGCTGAGGTTGCCTTAATGGCTGACAAGACTATTGCTTTTGGAGACAAAGAAGACGACTCCGATTTAATCCTAAACATTAGCGAAGTGAAAGAAGACTTCGTGGATTACATCGGAAAGCACTGTAACTCTATCATTATTGCGTCCGATAAGAAAGGAATGACTAGGAAGCTAGAAAGACTTCTCAGGGAATTTCCCGAGGATGCGTTTACCCAAATATTTACCACTCACTACTAAAGAAATACCCTCGCCTCCTATTTAAGAAGACGAGGGCTAAAAGAACTAGGCAGGACTACATCAGCTTCACAGCTTCTTGGTCTTTGCCTTTTTTCATTTTAATGGATAGAATACCGTTAGTAAATGAGGTCTTTGCTTCTTTGACATCGTAAGCCCTCTCAACGTTCAACGAGAAGTTAATATTCTTTCGCGAGATTCCCCTGTGCATTTCAATGGCAGAGTCTTCGGAATCTGCAGGTTCCGCACTAATGTGAAGGACGCCTTCACTGGCAGTTACGGAAACCTCATCCTCAGTATACCCTGCTAGGGCAAATTCAAGCGTAAGCTCGTTGGTGTCTTTGGACAGCCACACATTAGAGTGTGGGAAGTTCGGCAGTCGGAACACTTCAGACTTTCTTGCCTCAGGAATTCTATCCCAAGGTCTCACAACATTGCTGAAGTTGCTGCTCGTGAGTAGTTCTAAATCTCGAAAGATTTTATTAAAATGTGTAAAATAGTGATTCATGTTACCTCCATGGTTTATCGAATCATTAGAGACCCTTTCGGCATCTCTCAAAATGGTAACCTTTGCAGCGTTACCGTTAGTTTCATAGTATATTATAGTTCTTAGAGAGCCATTTCGTCATTTTTTCCTTCACCGGCTGAATAAACTACCTTTTCAATGCCGTGACTGCGAAGAAACTCTTGGCAGCAGGGGCAGGGTTTGGCTAGGTTGCCTCCCACCCGATATACGTAGCAAGTTCCTCCACGTAAAGACCGCTTAGATTTTAAAGCTGATACTAAGGCTGATGCCTCTGCATGAAGGTTGCCTGAATGAGAATTACCGAACGTAGGGTGTGTAGCTGGTTTGTTATACCCTCTTCCGACCACAACACCTCTGCGGTCAATAATTACAGCACCTAGGCGATATTTTCCATATCCCTTCAGGCTTTCTTTTTGTGCGATTCTCATCATATCGTAGTTACGTCTGGTATTTGGTAGGAGCGGTAGGACTTGAACCTACGGTCGTTCGCATATAAGACGAATGCTTTAACCAACTAAGCTACGCTCCCAAATACTGAATGAGGTAGACCGTCTTACTGCCTACAGCTGGTCTCGCGACTCAGCATACCTCACTCATATTATTATAGTCTTTGGCTGGTTGTTTCTAGGCGTGGGCGGGTAAGTTTTCTCCTGCCAGCCGTACGAAGGCTAGCCTGTTTTTGTTGTACATCTCATCAGGCTGACCTACGGACTCATGCCTTAAAAGCAGAGGCGCAGTTTTATTTACAAACCCTTTCCTAAAGGCTTGGTATGTGTAGAAGATATCATAAAAATGCCAATCCCCTTCAAAGGTTTTAGGCTTCCGCAACTGGATTGAATTTAACACCGCCCCGGTCGCCGCGAGGAACACCCCGTCCATAACCACAGTGTTCATTTGAGGTCCGAAACACTCCAAGCGCATACTAGATGTTGTGGTTCCATGAAAAATAAACCCACATAATGGGTTTTGAGGGCTCATAGGGGCATGCTGAGCCCCGTACCCTTCCCACCAAACGGCTTGCTTGGTTAGGTATCTGGAACCTGCTACTCCTAGAAATCCGGACTTTGGGGTCTTAAAATGATTATCTAAAATCTCTGTAAAATCTTCGGGGCTAGATAGGATTTCAATATCATCATGACACATGATGACTTGGTCATTCGCAGTTAAGTTAGCTTCTCTAGCCGCTGAATCGTACGCTTCGAATATGGACGATTTCCCTATTAAAACCTTAATGGAGTACCCAACAGACTTCAGAAAGGCTTTTAATTTGTCTAGTGTTTCGGATTTACCCGTTCTAGAAGGGATAAAAGCATACTTTCTCATACTATATAAAAGTAAACGCACTATAATAAATTAAATGAATAATGAGGAAATTTTAAAAGAGTTCAACCGGTGTGCTGAGGACCCGGTGTACTTTATAAAAAATTATATTAAGATTATTCACCCCGTCCGAGGTCAAGTTCCTTTTGATTTGTATAAATTTCAAAAACGAATTGTTACAGAGATTAACGATAACAGGTTTAACATTATCAAGAAATTTAGACAGGCGGGGGTTACCACAATCATGTGTGCCTACTCGTTGTGGTTCATTATTTTTAATGAAAAAAAGAACGTCATGGTCGTGTCCATTGGTGACCGAGAATCTACGTCCTTCCTTAGGCGCGTAGTTGAGATGTATGACGAACTGCCTTCGTGGCTAAAGCCCGGTGTTCATGAAAGAAACAAACACAACTTAGTTCTCGAAACTGGTAGTAGAATCAGGTCACAGCCAGCAGGTGCTGGTCGTGGTGAATCGGTATCTCTTTTGATTGTGGACGAAGCTGCCTTTATTGCGGACATGCAAGAATTTTGGGCTGCGATGTATCCTACCTTGTCCACAGGTGGTAATGCTGTACTTCTTTCCACTGTTAACGGAATGTCTAATTTGTACTATGAAATTTACAAAGGAGCCGAACGTGGGGAAAATGGATTCAATGTTATAGATATCTTTTGGAGGGAGCATCCGGAGTACACAGAAAAGTGGGCAGAAGAGATGAGACCCGCATTAGGCGATAGGATGTGGAGTCAGGAATATGAATGCGACTTCCTAGGCACTGGTGACACCTTCATCAACGCCGACACCTTGCGTCGAATGACGGATAATACGGAAGAGGAGTATAGCATTTCTTACAATAATAGAATGAGGATTTTTAAAGACCCAGAGCCTCTACATTCTTATGTCCTTTCAGTGGATGCATCCTTCGGCAGGGAAAAGGACTACTCAGCGTTTCACATTATTAACATGTACAATGGAGAGCAGGTAGCTGAGTTTTACTCCAACAATATATCTCTAAAAACTTTTGCTCAAGTTATCCACGATGAAGCCACAAAGTACAATCTGGCTTATGTCGTAGTAGAACGTAACGGACTAGGTTTGGCGCTTATTGAGGAGCTTTGGGACGAGTTAGAGTACGAGAATATGTGGACGGATGACAAAGGTGAGATTGGAATTCTCGTTACTGTAAAAAACCGGGACACAATCTTGAGTGTTTTAGAAGAAGGACTGAGAACCTCTAGATATAGGATTAACTCTGCTCGTACGGTCGGTGAGCTTCAAACCTTTATTATTACCGAGAATGGCAAAATGCAGGCTGATGATGGGTACCATGACGATTTGGTTATGAGCCTAGCTATCGGAATGTATGCATGTAACCAGATTTTCTTAAAGAGTCCGATAGCCATTGAAACTTTAAAATCCGACGACAGTACAAAAACAACTCCAAGTCCTCTCTCAAGGTCTAAATACAGTGACCTTAGTGAGAAAGAAAAACTAAAGGAATATATGAAATGGGTTCTGAAATAAATAACGACAACAACCTCCTTAACGAAGAAGGATTCTCTGAATTCCCCGAAGCCACAAGGCACGGGGGAGACTCTTTTAATAATGGTAGGTTTTTTGGCTTCTTTAGCAAGTTCTTTGGACGCAAGAAGAAAGGACGTCCAAGATTAGAGCCACCTTTAACTGGTGATGCTCAAGACGCTAAAGGCGGAGACCTAATGCCAGCAGGAGATGAAAGAGGCGGAGAAGCTATGGGTATTGGGGTTTCCAAGGGATTCCTCAAACTTCCCCGTGTTGAGCACAGTAGAAGAACTCGTTACAGAAAGTATGAGTTGATGGATGATTATCCTGAGATTGGTGCCGCGTGTGATATTTATGCAGACGACTCGACCCTCAAAAACGAAGAAGGAACCCCTTTCGTTATTGAAACAGAGGACAATATTGTTCGAGAAACCTTGGAAAAGTTTATCCAAAAGGTGGACCTGGAAACACACATCTGGGATATTGTACGTAACGTAGCTAAGTTCGGAGACTGCTTTGTGGAAAACATTGTAGACCTCAACAACTCCCAAGCAGGCATTCAGAGACTTAAAATCCTAAACCCAAACTTCATCTATCGCGTGGAAGACACGTACGGATACCTTAAGAAGTTCTACCAAGAAATCCCGAGACCGGGGGATAACGTAGCAGGAAGACCACCCATGGATTCAGTAAGTATGGGTGGCGGAACGGCTAACGGTAAGATTATTACTTTGGACAAAAACCAAGTAATCCATTTTAGACGGCACACTTCCGATGCCAACTATTACCCGTACGGTAAATCCATTTTAGCTCCTGCGATTCAGGCTTGGAACTCCCTAAAGATGATGGAGGATGCCATGCTTATCTACCGCCTCCAAAGAGCGCCAGAACGCAGAGCTTTCTACATTGAAACAGGGTCTATCCCACAGAGTAAAGTAGAAAACTTCATGGAGCGGATTAAGCAGAAGTTCAAGAAAGAGAAGTTCTGGAATCCGGACACTGGGGCAATTGACGAACGGTACAACCCCCTCTCAGCAGATGAGGACTTCTTTATCCCGACTAGAAACGGTCAAGGCACTAAAGTGGAGACCCTACCCGGAGCTCAAAACTTAGGCGACGTTGACGATGTTAAGTATTTCCGGGATAAACTATTAGCTGCTCTTAAAGTACCAAAAGATTTCATCGTTGAAAAAGAGCAATCTGGTGAAAGAAAAGCAAACCTTAGCCAACTAGATGTAAAATTCTCAAAGACGGTAATGCGACTACAGAGGGATATTGAGTCTGGGCTTAGAGAGGTTTGTCGTAGACACTTACAGTTAAAGGGCTTCCCGGCTGTAATGTACAATAACTTCAAGGTTACCTTGTACCCACCTTCGGACATGTTCCTTAAAAGAAGGTTGGAGACTGACGAACAACGTTTGCGTATTGTACAGGCAGCTAAAGGGCTAATGCTGTTCCCTGATGATTACATCTACCGTACGTACTTCAACTTGACTGATGCTGAAATTAAAGAAATTAAGGAGCAGTTGAAGAAGGACGCGGAAGAAATGGCTAAACAGCAGCAAGCTGCGGCTCCACCGGCTCCTATGGGTGGCGGTATGGCTCCTCCAGGTATGGAAGAACAAGTACCCCCAGGAGAAGGAGGTGATGTTCCCCCAGTAGCAGGTCAGCCTCCTCAGCCGGGTCAACCTCCGCAACCGCCCCAAGCATAAAGTTTTATAAAATTTTACTACAATATTGCCGTTCAGCGGCAGTATATACTATACTAGTTCTCAAGTTCATGAATAATTTCAATCAAAACATTTCCTCTCTTTTCGAGTCTCGCGACCGCTCCCTTACCAAAATTAATGAGGCGGTCGATTTTTTAAGCCGTAGCACTCGCGAAAATCTAGCGGTTCTTAAAGTAGATAACGAAAAGAATACTCTATCCCTTGTTTCAGAATCGGACAACCTCGTAAGTTGTTCTTTTGAAAAGGATAACGACGACATCAGACTTTATGACTTCAAAACTACCAATCTTGAAGAGGTGTTGTCAGACGAGTACATGGATTCTGTTACTAAGTCTAAAGTATCTGATTTTGTTCATGGGATTAAAGAAGGTCGGTACACTGATGCGAACACCAGCTTCGATGACCTTCTAGCCTCATTCAGCGATAGAAGCAACGCAGCCGAATATCGTGCGCAAGTACAAAAGGCTAAGGATTCTCTTGATAAAAATATTTTCGACCCCCAAGGCGAGAAGTTTTCTCAAATTCAGGAGATGAAGGATTCAATCAAAGGTGAACTGGAGAAAGTAGAGGAGTTTGATATCGACGTTGTAAATGCTTTAAAATTAAACAACGCAATCTCTAAGGCATATAACTTACCTAAGCAGGAGATTACCAACCTTTCCGAAATGAGAGTTCCTAACAACTCCAAGTCGGATTTATATCAGATGATTTGTGAAAATGAACTAGTACGCAAAGAAATCATCAACGCCAAAGGAAACCTTGCCAAAGCATGGCACAACAACGAGTTTATCTCTGAGCTAGCTTCCTGCATTTACGAAGACGAATCTAAGATTGAAGAGAAGCTAATCGGCGTCGTTACAGAAATTCCATACTTCGCACTAGCGAGCAAAGGCGAAATTCAAGAAGTTCTTGCTTCTACCTACGATGTAATCAACCCAGGCACCGTATCCACTAAGGATATTAAAGGCTTTACATCTAAGATTTTCGAACTGAAGAAGCCAGTCAAAGAGGTTATTGTAGAAATGCTAAACGCCAAGTATGGCATTAACATTAACAACCTAAAGATGCTTCCTTCGTTTAAGACTCTTTCAGAAACTCAGTCGAGCCTGTTTAACCTCCTGTCGGAGCACGTTACAAAAGGTAGCGTAAGCCAAAAAATCATGAAGGAGTTCAGCTCTCACATGAGAAACAAGAGCGGGGTATCTGTCCTAGATGTTTCTGATTTTATCGCAGACTTGTTTGAAGACGTAAGATTTGCCGATGAGGAACTAAACCACTTCATGAAGCCTATCAATCTTACCGAAGCTATCAAGGACATGCTAAACGACAAAGAAGAAGAGGAAGAGGGCTCGGAAGAAGCAGATAAGCCTGACGCTAAGAAAATCAAAGCAGTCGCTAAGAAATCAAAAGACCTTGCCGCTAAAATGAAAGGCGAGAAGCCGGAAGACAAGGAAGGCGATGACGCCGAAGCAGACAAGGAAGGCGATGATGCAGAAGCAGACATGGATGGCGACGGCGACGTTGATAAAATCGACAAGAAAATCGCCAAAGAAAAGGACGCCATCGAAGACGAAAAAGACGAGAAGGCGGGCAAAGACGAAAAGAAGAAAAAGAACGGTAAGGACAAGAAGAAAAACCTTAAAGAAGGTCTAGACACCGAAACCGCTGAAGAGCCCGCTCCAGAAGGTGAGGACATGGAAGCCGCAGCACCAGAACAACCTGCAATCAGCAAGGAAGAAATGGTAGAGCTGGCGGGAGACCTTGAGAGCCTCTTTGCCGATATTGATTTCTCCAAAGGTCAATCGATGAGCGAAGAAGAGGAAGCGGAAGAGGAGCAAGCTGCTCTAGAAGACGAGAAAGATGACGCCATAGAGCAAGCTAAGAGCGATTTAGCTCAAGCGCAAGCAAACCTTGAAGCCTTGGAAGGAGCCGATGAACCTACTGAAGACGCTGCTGAGTAAATTTTGGGCTATCGACATGAAGCTGTTAAGGATTTGCCGGGACTTTGTCCTGCGACTCTTTAACTACTTCGCTAGCAAGTTCAAAAAGAAGGGTTAATCGTCTAGGACGTAATCCTGCTTCAACCAGTTGATTAAACAGTCAACATGCTTATCTCTTACGTGGGTAAGTTGGCTGATAATAGTGGTCAACACCCTGACGGAATCTTCCGTAACAACTCCCTCGTCTTGAATCTTCTTCAGGTTTCTCGCAACGTCTCGGAACTCTTCAATGTCAAATTCGACTAAGTGGTTCACTTTGTAAGGGTCGTCTTTTTTACGCATGGTCTTTTACTTCGAAGTTTAAGGATTTGTAGTGTTTAATTCTTTGGGTTGAATGTTTACTAAGGTAAGGCGCTGAGTCTTTGAAATCAAAAATGTAAACCTTGTTTTTAGACTCGTGTATTCGCAAAGCTCTACCCATAGCCTGCAAGGTTGCGATTTCTGATTTAAGACCTCTAGCGTTAATCAAGTGAGTTATCTCTGGTATATCTACCCCTGTCTGCATGATAGTTGTACCAATTAACACTGAGGTTTCAGCGGAGGCAAACTCCTCGATAGTCTTCTTTCTGGTGATGAGGTCATCCTTACCTTCTAGCTTCAAAGCTTCTGGGATAAGCTCTTGAAGAACTTTGGCGTGGGCTAAATCTTTAACCAAGATTAATGTTTTAGATGGTTTCTTGCTAAAATCACTGACCAAAGCTTTAATCATCTGGTTACGTAACTCATTTTCTGTTATAGACTTACGGTATATTTCCAAATACGTGTCGTCATTTTCTAAAGTTACACTTGGGGCTGGTAAGATATGAATCTTAGGTTTTGTTAAGAACCCGAGGTCTACCAAATCAGAAGCTTCGACCTCCTCAATTACTGGTCCAAGGGCAGAGATTAAGTTTAGTTTAGCCATTTTGTCTGTGGGTACTGTTGCGGTTAAACCAATTCTAAACTGTGCTTTGGGGAAAGATTTAATTACCTTAACAGCTAATTTACCTTTGGAGAATTCATGTACCTCATCAAATATAATAAAGTCTGAGTGCTTTAGGTGAGTATCCAAGACTTTGTCTATAGACTGGATGGTACACAAGGTAATAGGTTTGATGTCCACACCTTCCCCAAAAGCTACTCCTACGTCAAATCCATGTTTGGTTAAGAAATCGTAAGTCTGGATAACAAGCTGTTTCTTATTAAATACTATTAAACCAGTCTTATCTTCTAAGGCTTTAAGTAAACCGGCTAATACTATAGTTTTACCTGAACCAGTAGGAGCTTTTAAAATACAACGTTTTTCATTTAAAGCTTTTGTTATTAATTCTTCTTGATAATCTCTATATTTAAGTGTAGGTACTTTATAATCTTTTATTTTTATATTTTCTCTTTTATCCTCTATTTCATAGTCTAACTCAGTTACCCCTAAATCATATATAATATATGATAGTAAGCCGGTACCGAACTTTCCCGAACTTTTTAGGAAAAACTTTTTGAAGCCATCCCAGTGACCTTGTTTGTAAGAAGAGGCGTATTGGTACCCTTCCTGGCGCACCCGGTACTTCTTTTCCAGGATGTTTTTTAGTTTTTCGTTGTCTGTGTCTAAAATTGAAACTAGATTATCTATAATAATTTTCATAAGACTACTATTATATATTGTAATTATAGTCCTTTAGGACAATTTGTGAAATTATGTTCGGTAAAGATAAAGAAAAATCAATTGTAGACCTCGCGAAATCGTTTGAAGGTCAAGAGAAAGGGGAGAAACCCTTACCTACTCCAGCTGATGCTACAGTACCTGAAGTGTCAGAGATAAAGGATGCAGTCGCTTCTCTTTTGGAGAACGTGAAGAATGTAGACTCTTTTGTGGAGTTTAACCTTCCTTCTCTCGGTAAGATGTACTCTGGGTATGATAAGCAAACGGTCGAGGTTAGACCTCTTAAGTATTCGGACGAGAAAAAAATCCAACAAGCCGGACAGGGTGACAGAGCCCTTGACGCCTTAAATCACGTACTAAGCACCTGTATTAAAGGTCCGAAGTACGAAGACCTTACTATTCCTGATAAGCTTTTTTGTCTGTTCAAGATTCGCCAACTTTCTTACGGTTCTGAGTATAAGTGTCCGGTGGTTTGCGATTCCTGTAAGAAAGATTCCATCCTGAATTATGACATTTCTAGCATGAAAGTTGATTACTTGGAAGGCGATATGGAATCGGAAACTACTGTTTTCCTTCCAGATTCAAAGAAAACCGCGAGGGTTAGGGTCTTGAGGGTTAGTGATGAGTCTTCTATGCAGTCCGTGAAACAGTTGGTTGAGTCTTTGCCTCAGTACATTTTAGATGTGGAAGGGCAGACCGACAGTACCATTATTTCTCTTTTTGTGGAAGGTACTACTGTTAGAGATGTTGCCAATCTGAGGGAGGCAATCTTCACCCCTAGCTACGGTATGGACCCTGAAACCGAGTGGATTTGCGATTCTTGCGCCGCCAAGAATATAGACACTGTGGGAGTAAACGCAAATTTTTTCTTTACGAGCTAGAGGTTAAATGTGGTAGAGATATTTTAGACAGAGAGGGGTATATGTTGGTAAGACGCTGCCGTTTTGATTTTGCCTCTGTACAAAATATGACCTCAGAAGACAGGAGGCAGTTTTTAGAGCTTTTCGTTAAAGACCAAGAGGCTGAGGCTCAGGCTATAAAAGAATCTCAAAATAAAAACTTCAGGGGTAGATAATAGAGACACATCCATGAAGATTAACAGCATTACCGTCGTTCCGAGGAAGAATCGCCCCACTGTACTGGGGAAGACTGCCTTGGAGTTATTTTACATTAAAAGCGGCGCTTATGCTGACCCGTACCAAGTATGCTCTGTAGTTGTAATTAAAGACCAGATTGCGTCTAGCACCTATTTGGAGACTATTTCTAACGGGGACCCCGAAAAGTACCTAGACTACAACTCGTCTAGCACTGAGTATGGTTTGGTGGCTTCCGGAGTCGCATCGGGTGTCCACGCCCGTTTTATAAACTCTAGTGGCGCAGGGGCGACGTTCGCCAGGGTCGTAAACCCTACCACTTCTTATTTTGATGCCTCCACCTACGGCGGTGACGTTTCTTCGGCTAGTGGTATTTTTAGGCTAGATACGGGGCATTACGCTGTAGTTCTCCAGCCCGATGGTTACTCCACTACCGCACTTACGGATATCGGTGGTCATTTAGCTACTTCTGCTGTGGGGGTAGCGAATACCGCATCCTCGGTAGGTAAGTACTATGATTTTTGGACAATTGTAGATAATGAAGGCTCTGCTCCAAAAGTCTATATTAATACTTTTGACCTATACAATGACACTATTCTAGGTCTTACCGAGCCTCTGTCAGTAACCTCCAAAAATAAGTTACTCCAGAAGTACGTAAACGTTAGTAGCACAGTCGTCCTTTCTATCGCTACGGATATCTCCCTAAACGATACATCCATTCCGAAGGATGTGAGGGCTATTTTTAACGAATCTGTAATCCAGTCCGCTGCAATTCAAATTAGAAAGTACGACGAGAACGACGGAGCCTGGGACGTCATGCAAGCTTGGGCTGATGTTGATAATGTCACGTCTGATGACACTATGAAGTACAGCTACACATTCTCTAGTGTAGGCAGGTACGACATTCAAGTTCGCTATACTTTGATGGACGAAACCATCTATAGCGATAAGTTCAATCTAATCTGCAGATAGACCTTGTGACACAAAGTACGTGAAATCCATTTTTCGGATATTCGACTGAACGTACTTAAATAGGCTCTTAGAGTCGTTTAGGTCTATGTGGAACGCGTTCCAATCTTTGTACTGCTCTGGAGGGCGTACGGTGTAGATGTTTGAGGTGTTAAGGCGTAGTAGGAGGTTTCTTGCTTTCTCCTCTCCTTCCTTTCCTGCGTCGTCGTTATCAAAGCTGAGTATAACTTTCTTTTTGGCGAGTTCTCTTGCTTGCGTGTACGACATCATACTTCCTTGGATACAAGTAGCGTTTAGTCCGTTTAACTGGAGGCTAATAGCATCCATAGGTCCCTCGGTCACTACTACGTAATCTAAGGACTCGTTAAAGGGGAAAAGAATCTCACTGGACTTTACTCCGTGGGTGTTCTTACTTGGGTTTAAGTATTTCATTCCGTACGAGGACAAACTTCTACCTTGGAAGTAAATCATTTGACCTTTGTAATTGTAAGGGATGATTAGGCGGTTAGCGTACTTGCCTTCCATTCCTACGTAGAACGGAAACCTATCCAATTTTCTGGAAATAACAGCCTTCGCGGCTAAACGTTCTGTCAAGGAATCAGATAGCAGAGCGTGCGCAAGGCTTAGCTTTTTAAAGTTAACAAACTCTTCCTCTACTTTGGGTTTCCCCGTGTAGATTTCAGTTTGGCGCACGGTCGAGACGTCGAAAAGGGCTTCCGGAGAATCAAATAGCTTTCTCCCTATATACTTGTGGGCTTCTTGGTGTGAAATACCCTCAACGTGAGCTACTAGCTGCGGAAAGTTTCCCGTCTCTTTAGACTTGAAATCCTGCCATAGACCTGTAGTCATGTTGATGGACATATGAAACTTAGAATCCTCCACAAACAACGAATTCACTAGGAACTCGTCGTTTTTTACAAGAAAAGTTTCAAATTTCTCTTGTAAATAGTCTTTAATTACATTGGATGGAATTTTCATATGTTTATCGATAAGGTATCGCCTAGTAAAATTAAAGTCTTTGACGAGTGTAAAAAGAAGTACAAATTCAAATATATTGACTACTTGAAGGAAGATTTTAACGAAACCCTCTCTACCGACGCCTTACAGTTCGGACAGTACATCCACAAGATTCTTGAGGATGGGGTAGCGTGTACTACGTATGAAGAGCTGGAAGCTATTGCCAAGTCCATCCGCAGCCAGTACGAGTTTGGAAAGGAAAAGGAAGCGCTGACTGAAAAGTGCTTAAGAAACTTCCTAACCTTCAACAAACCTCTGACAGAGACTATAAGCACCGAGATGAAATTCTCTGTCAAATCCCCCTGTGGCGATTATACCCTTAATGGCATCATAGACCGCGTTGTAATGGGTAAGTCTGGCGATTTACTGGTTATTGACTACAAGACCAGCAAACGCGCAGCGTCCAAGAGAGACCTTCAGAATGATGCTCAGATGCAGATGTACGCGTACGCCATCCATAAAATGTACGATGTTCCTATTGACCGAGTCACCGTAGCTCACTACTATCCTCATTTGGATAAGTTCGTGTCAATTAAGTATCCGACGCACCACGTCAATATGTTTCTAAAAGACCAAAAGAATAAAATTTGGGATATTAGAAAGAGGAAGAAGGAGGATTTCCCTCCTATGGTTAACCGTTTCTGCGACTGGTGCGGGTATAAGGATATTTGCCCAGCTCAAGGTGCTGACCCTGTTAAGGCTCAGAAATTAATCGAGGAAGCTAAAGCCAAGCGAGCGGTGGTAAAAGGGCATTATCAGAAGCCCCGAGTAAACCCCTGAAGCAAGTAGTTTAAGAGGGAGTTTCCTTCTTGTACCTATCGTCTACCACTAGAGGCTTATACAAGCCGATATTAATACACTCGTAAAAATCCCTAACGTACTCCTTTTTGTAGTTGTACTTTTTTATGTAAGTCATTTCTAGAGTGGACAGCTTAAAGGGCTTTTGTCGTTTTAAAGCCGTTATTATTTTTTCTTGGAAGACGTTAATAAATGTCGTAGAGAATCTATGCTTCCACTTCTCCTTAAATTTAAAGGATAGCGCATAATCGATTTGCTCTAGAAATTCAGCAATTTCGTTGTCTAAATTCTCTTCACCACTCCACATTAGTATATAATAGAGGGTTACGGAGAAAAGTGGCATCTAATTACAGCGAAAAACTAAAAAAAGCTATGCTTCGCATAGGTTCTGTGTCCCGCGTAGCCTCTTTTAACTCAAACCTTTACACGTTTACTTATAGGAGCAGGACTGCCACCGACCCATTCCCTTTAGTGATGTTGCTCCAAAGTAAAAGAACCGGAAATGCCTTTTACACTGCAAAGAATGGAAATAGGTACATGCTGGCTGTTAATTTGAATTACGTTGAGGACGAAGGTGTTCGAGATTTGATAGTGGAGAGACTTTCTCAAAAAGGTCCAATCCCTTGGCGTCACGCTCAGATGATTAAAAGATTTTTTACGAGGCTCGGCGCATCTGAGGTAGGAGACTATGTCCGCCAATACGACATACGCAAGCTAAGAGACCTTTCTGTAGTGGACCCCACTAAATACTTAGGGGTAGACCCTTTTTAATTTATGGCACAAGACACGAAGGAAGCCTTAGAGAGGTTAACCGATAGTTTGAACAAAAGCAACTCGCTTTTGGAGACTATCAAGGGCGCCATTTCGCAGCAGATTGGAGCTAGCGAAGGGTTGAAGACCGCAATGGTTAAGTCTAATACCCTCAACCAAGGTAAGGTATACGATGCTCTAGAAAGGGTGGCTGACCTTCCTGGCAGGTTTGACAAAGTTTTACAAAGCTTTGGCAAGTTTATGCAAGAAGGTCTTGGTTCGCAGGATAAGCAGTTTTTAGGCGTTCTCAGTCAGATAGAAACCTTAGGTTTAGATATGGGTCCCTTCTTGCAACTAACGAGAGGTATGAATAATACCATGAACGCGTCTCAGGAGCTGCAAACAAAGGCTTTAACACAATTGATGAATATAGCGGATTTAACCGAAGCCAATCCGGAGCTTCTCGCTACCGCGTTAAATAAACACCAACAAACATTCACAGACGCTGCTGGTATTTACGGACCGCAGTTCGCCAATGACCTGCGGGCTGTCATGACTACCATCGCCGCATCGATGAAGGGTGGAGGCGCTGAGCTTGAACCGTTACTGAATGTTGTCTCTAAGTTTATAGGCGAAACCCCAGAACAGAAGGCGTTGAGAGCAAGGCTTGGACTACCGGAAAACCTTGAAGGTATGGGAGCGGAGGATTTGATGTCCAAAGTTGTTTATCCGCTTCTAAAATCCGTCAAGGAGGGTATGTTCCAGGGGGAAGGTTCCGCAACGATTAGGGCGTTACTCGGAGAAACGTTCAGCTTCCAAGCAGGGGACTTTGCCATTTTGGATAAGGCTGCCGCCGAATTAGGTTCAGTTGGCGAACTTCTCAAGTTAAT